AGGGTCTAAATATACCTCTACGCTCTGTATCAGCAATTAATTGATCTGCTAAAGCAACCGCTTGCCTACCAAGTTGTTCCTGTCTTTGAATGCCTTGATTAGCTACTACTGATCCTGTTGCTGTTGTTAATAAATTACTCAGCAAACCAAGCGGATTTGCATTTGGGTCATTTACAGGAGAACCAAACTCTCCATAAGGATCATTTGGATCAAAAGTAGATGATGATTGGGCATTGACAGACGTTGGCCCACCCAATGTAACCGCTAATAAATCTTCTTCGTCCATACCAACCTCTACGATTTTTGCTGCATCAAGATTAATATCTGTTTGACATCATCTTTTGTTTCGCGTGTAACCTCATCTACACGCTCTACTTTGTGCTTGATAGAAATAACCTCCCTATCAAGTTCCTGAATCTGGGTCTCATGTCGCTCAAGACGTATCTCATTATCCTGTATATCATCAGTGTTGCTCTGTGCTGTAGCAGATAATGTAGCGTAACTAAAAATAGATGCTACTGCTACTGTAGCTATAGGTAATATACCTGTAATCGATTTTAAGTCCATGTCTCTATCCTAATGTGGGTTTCTTATCTGGAAAATCTCCGGTGCTAGGCCAGTCTCGCAATGCTTTACGATACGTTATATAAGCTGCGTGTTGAGGATGGTCTGAAGTAGGAACAATCCAATCAGATTCTCTAAGTTCTTGATCTCGCCAAGACCTAGCTATATTTTCTGCATCTGTTTTTATTTGAGCATCAGTAAGTGGAGTTCGTTTATCTTTATCTTCACAAATAATAACAGCCCCGTTTGGCAAAGTTTTTGTAATTAAAACACTTTCATTGTCTGTTTTAGACATATTTTTCTCCTTTAAAGCAGCTGATATACTACACCTGAGTAGTCATTTACGACAGTACCTGATGATGGTTCAACATCTGGTGTACAGCTTACGACAAGACTATTTGCAAAAAATACTTTTTGATCGGCGTCACCAACCATGCCTGGCAAACCCATATAAGTAAAATTAGAACTGCTGCCATAATTTAAATTGATACTTCCATGTGCATCGTCCCAAGCAGGATCATTATCTGCAAGATTTAACCCACCCGGCATCCCTCGCGAAAATGATGTGGCAGAAGATCTAAAATTATTAAATATAGAACCTAAAGTAAATCTAAAATCTTCATCATCTTTTGTTCCTTGTCCTTGTACAATAGTGCTTGTAACTCCATCAACAACAATAGTCCAAGTAACATATGAAGTTAAAGCATATTGTTGAGGAGAAATTGCTCCATAAAAAAATCCAGATGATCCACTAATGCTCACAATTTGTTTTACTGTATCTGCGGAATAAGCACTGGTAGTTACAGCATCATGAAAAAGAGCATTAGATCCCCAGAATACAGAATTGGCTGCATTAATATCAGTTCCGTCAATAAAGTAGAGAATAGATTCGTTTCTATGACTTGTTCTTAATAAAGTTTTTGGATCTTTGTTATATTGTTTACCGCCTAACACAGCCATAATTTAATCTCCTTTAAAGACTTGCCCATCCAATTGTTCCGTCAACATATACCAATTGAACAGCATTACCTTTTGGTAAAGTTCCATCAGCCGCCACTGAATCTATGTTGCTTGAGTTTCTGCCTATTGTAACTAAGGCAGCCCCTACATTCTTTATAATCACCGTATTACCAGCAGAGGGCGAACTAGGTAATGTAATGGTAAATGCTGTACTAGCGTGATTAGCTATAAGCTGATCTTTATTTACTGCGGTATACGTTGTTGTTTTAACAGCCCAATCATTATAAGCACCGCCTAATGAACTAAAGCTTAGATTACCTGAACCATCAGTAATCATAGCTTGACCTGCATCACCGTCTGAACTAGGCAATGTCAGCGTAATGTCTGCGGTACTTGCTGGGCCGATCAATGTAACTTTATTTGTACCATTGTCTGAGTCTTCAAAAAACTCAATAAACCCTGCGCTTGAAGCACCGTTTTTCAACTGAAGTCCTGCATTGGCAATAGGGGTTGTAAGAGTTGGCGTAGTAAGTGTTTTGTTTGTCAGAGTATCCGTAGATACTAAAGAAACTAAAGTAGAACTTGCACCTGCTGGTAATAACAATTCATTAGTAACACCTGCTGAATGCGGCTGTGCCTTTACTATTTGACCATGACTATTACTTTCGCAGTTAAACTGTATTGCACCAGCATTAGTGTTACCTTTTACAGTTACATGACCTGTACCATTTGGGGCTAGTTCTAAGTCTGCATTGGATGTAGTGACGATGTCTTGACCATTCATATCAAGATCACCACCTAACTGCGGTGAAGTATCTTCTACAACATTAGATATTGCACCAGATGTTGCCAACCCTGATACAACTGCACTTCTAGCAACTTTTTTAAGACCACCACCTGATGTATCAATTGCCAGGAACACATCATCATTAGCTATTGTACTTATCTCTGATAAAGAACTAACTGCCACTGAGTTAAAGTTTGTACCATCTGCTATAAGTAAGTTACCAGAGGTATTAGTACCCATTGTAATGTCATCACCCGATACCGTGAGATCCCCTGTTACCGTGAGATTACCTGCAAGGTTTACATTTGTAGTACCTGTTGGTATTTGTAATACTGCTGTATCAGCATCATTCTTAATTGTGACATCATTAGTCGAGCCTTGACCCGTTAAAATCAAGCCTTCTGCTGCGGTAAAACCAATTGCTGCATCATCCCCTGCCGCAGTATCCCCTGCCACTAATAACGTACCAGCAATATTTACATCACCTGCAAAATGACCATCCTTAAACTTTAGTGATGAAGTTCCCAAGTCAATATCATTAGTCGTAACTGGTGCAACAAGACCGTTTGAAAACGTAATTTGCGATGTGCCATCAGCAGTAAATGCTAAAGTATCTGCTGCACTAAAGAATAAACCACAGTTTGTATCTCCTGTGTTTGTAAATGCTGGAGAACTAGCTGACCCATCAGGGAATGATACAGGGTTGGTAAATACAGCACCGCTTGAATCTAGTTTAGTTGCAATAGCCGTAGCTATATTGTCAAACTCGGTATTAATCTCTGTGCCTCTAACAATTTTATTAGAATCACCAGTGCTCAAGCTATCTTTTGCAGCAAAATTAACTGTCTTTGAATAATCACTCATAATATGCGTCCCAATAATACTAGGATATCAATTCTCTGTATTGAAAATGAAGCCCCTGATATGTTTGACTCAAGCCCAACTGTTACCACTTCACCACCTCCAGATGCATTTATCTTAGGTGTGTTGACCAATAAACTAGCAGTATACTCTGCTGTACCACCATATTCACTGACTCCATACTCCGCAGCAGCCGATGAACCTATCGTAAAATCTTGAGTTTGATAAGCCTCGCTATAATCATAACCCCACTTAAATACTACGCCTGTAGATGCACCACCAATTATTGTAAGGTTAAAGTTCTTTAAAAACTTTAAATTAGCTGGCTGACCAAAAGCAAGCGGATTGCTAAAGTATTGTAAAGTAAACGCTGCATTATTATCTTTAAACGTAGAATACTTGGCAATACCACCTAATCGACCAAATAATAAATCACCATTACGTTTCCTTGCATAACATAATGGATTGATACTAGACCATGTAGTCACCCGAAATGCATTGTTAGGCAGTATCTTACTTGTATCAAATACATATACTTTCTCTGTAGACGGAAAAGTTAACAAGTAAAATGAGTTTTCAGGACTGTAAACCCCTTTAATATTTCTAGTCTCACTTGCTATATCACTTAGTAAATCATCCCTTACATTCTGACTAAGATCACCAATCTCTACAGACTCTTCCTGTATTGTCCTACCCAATGATCTAACACCTGAATCTGACAAAAACAACAGATCACTACCAATTGACACTACTGAGTCCCTAGCAATACAACCAATGCCAATAATAGTATCTTCAAGCGTCATGGTTGCAGGATTAGTAGGGCCAGCATAAATAAGTATAGTATTAGTACAGAATATAACTAAACGTCCATTATGAGCCGCTAAAGCCACTACATCATCTGCACCTCCAGGTAATACAGTTGTAAGGTCTAATGTTCCTGAACTACCACCTGTCCACTGATAGCCTGTCTGCAAATGACTGAAAAATATTGTATGTTTGTTACCTACAACATCTGCTGCCCATAACCTACCAAAAGCACTGATAACCTCATTAGCCTGTGGTGCTGTGCCTGATGATGAACTGAACGAACTAAATTTAGCCAAAGCATTAGAGCCACCAGCATCTGTAAATACTAAGGATTCATGTGCGCTCTGGAATAAAAACGCATGGTTATTTAAGTTAGCAAACTTCCAATTGTTTGCACTACAGGTATAGCCAGCAGGGGTAATCTCTGTAATTGTTGTCGTCCCAGAAAAAATCTTGTTATTCCCTGCCGATAAAATAGTAATATCACCACTTTGATCTATGTATTCAAAGATACTCTCAGTGCCAACAGATGCACCAAGATTTGTAGCATCAGACGTTAACAACTCATAACCATTCCTAGCACCAATACGACCAAAGGAATCGATTACACAGTTATCTGCAACCTTTGCGAATGAGGGATCTAAGTCAATAGGCGAGTCTTGAGTGTTAATCCCAGAGAAACCTGGAGCAGAGATCGTTACATTCTGTAGCTTCTGTGCCATTAAATAGCCCTAAACACTAACTCTTCTGGATTCTTAGCCTGATCAAATGCCGCAGCATCTGATAAAGTAACATCTGCAAGCCTAAATAGTTCAGCAGCACTAGTCCCACCTGTCTCACCCCTCTCTCTAGCTGCAAGAGCATGAGCGTACTCAATAACAGGGGCTGTAGGCACTGAAATGGTATCTGTATTACCTGATAAATCAGCAGGTCTAATAGCCACTGTAAATATTAATGAGTAAACACCATCAGGTGTAGGATGCACATCTATCTGTGTAGCAGAACTAGCAAACCCATTATAAGTATAAAACGATGGTGACCCCTTAGATGAGGTAGACAAATTCTTGAAGTTCTTAAACTCATAAGGTGTTTTATAAGCTAATCGTTTATTAGATGTATCATTGATAGCATCTAGTATGGTTGATCGATCAGTTGCACCTGTAATAGTGTAAGTAAAGTCATCGTCTGCCGTGTTAAAAGTTACATCACTCCGCAAACCAGTCCAATTAACCGCATTTTCAATATACCGCTTTGATTGATTAACTAACTCACCAATCAACGCAGAGTATGTATTCTGAGATACAGAGGTTACCTCTGACTCTCTCAATCGCCTCATAACGGCATTAACTAGCTGTAAATATGTCATCGTCTCAATCCTGTAAATAAACCTCTTGGCGTATACACAAATGGTAACATCTGTGTTGGTACAACATCTTGTATTGTTGATTTTGACATATAATCACCAAACAATGATTCTGTTTGTGAGGGTTGTCCAAATAAACCTTGCTGCTGACCTTGCTGCTGTCCCTGACCTTCTCCTTCACCATCGCCTTCACCAGAACCATCGCCTGATCCCGTGCCAGATCCTGTCCCCGTGCCTGTGCCACTACCTGTTCCTGTGCCTGTATCCGTGCCTTCTCCTAACCCCTGACCTTGTTCGCCACCTGCATCCTCTGTTCCTGAAGCACCTTGACCATTAGTTTGACCACCATTAAGAGAAGAATCACCACCTGTTAATAAACCTTCTCCATTATCTGTCGATGCTGTTGTAGATGTTGTTGTCGTTGATGTATCAGTCGTAGTAGCTGTAGAGTCTGTAGTATCTGTGGTATCAGTGGTATCGGTTGTGTCCGTTGTAGTAGACGTTGTTGTGTCCGTTGATGTATCAGTAGTCTCCGATGTTGTAACACCATCCATACTGCCATCATTAAATAACTCTGGAACTTCTCCAGCTCTTGATGGATCATTTGGCGCAGCATCTGCATTATCTCCTACACCATCATTGTCCGAATCAACCTGTTCGTTTGGGTCATCAGGAAACGCATCGTTTCTATCTAAGACACCATCTTTATCCCTATCACCTACAAAGGGGTCTTGATCAAACAATGTTGGTACATTATTAGGATCATTTGGCAAATCATCACTATTATCACCTATCCCATCACCATCAGTATCTACCTGTTCAGATGGATCATTAGGAAATGCATCCTCTGTATCTATAACACCATCACCATCTGAATCAGTTAAAACATCAAACGGATTGTTTGTATCAGTCAACTCCTCTACTAAATCATTTGTACCAGAACTATCTTGATTTTCAAAATTAGTTTCTGCTTCTAATAACTCACTTGAAGAAACAACTCCATCATTATTAGCATCTAAATCATCAAATCCTTGACCAAATGCTCCATCAGGAAATGCTTCATCAAATGATTCTCTATCATACTCTGTGTCTGGTGCTTGTTCTGCTGGTGGTTTTTCAGGGTAATCCCCATAAAGGTCTTCTGCTGGTCTTCCTTGCAACAGGTCTTCAAGGTGGTTTCCACCCATCTCTTCATATCGCTCAATATATGCTTCTTTTAAAACTGGATCTGTTTCCTGAACAGCCACTTGATATACTTGCCTTTGAAAAACACTATCATATAAATCATCATCCCACTCTGAATCAGAGTTCCACGGGTTTTCATATTCTTCTACCTGCCAATCATATTGCACACTAGCATTATCAGGTGCAGCATCCTGTGAATCTGGCACGCCATCACCGTCACTGTCTACAGTTTGACTTGTAGAGGGTGGTTCATAGTTACTATTGGTAACTGTTCTAGGGCCATTTGGCGTTTGTACTGTTACAGTTGGGTCTGTGGTATTAGGCGAACCATCTGCGTTTTCAGCCGGTATACCCGTTGTTGCTTGAGTGTCACCACCACCTCCTGCATCAACCGTCTCTTCTTCTTGCTCAGGCAAAACAGGTTGTGATATGTTGGGATCGTCAAGAGGCGGTGGTTCATAACCAGGCCCTTGATCAATCTGCCCTACTATGTCCTCAACATCAACACTTTTACCATCAGGTGCTTTAGTAATAATTGGATTACCATCACTATCAAGGATAGTTATTACGGGTTCAATTGATTGTCCATCAGGATCTGGCTCAAATGCCGTTTGAAATCCTGACAATGCACCTACAATACCTGCCCCCTCTATTTGGGTTGACGATAAACCAACTGAAGCTAATACTTGAGGAGGAATCATTCCTGATAAACTAGCTACGGCTGATGCCAATCCTAATATTCTTTGACCAAAACTTATCTCTGGAGCTTCTGGTACTTCAATTTTTAAAAGTGAATAACTGCCAATAGGCGCATCACCACCCGTAATATCGACATATAATGTTTGGTCAATAACTTTATCTTGAGTTATCTCACCTTTATGTGTTTTTTGTAATTGACTGTACTTTGATTCAGGCAGCTTCATGTAAAGCTGTGACTCATCATAATCAAACGGAAAGTCTTTAAGGTTAATACTTTGTTTTAACTCACGAGATAACGGAATGCCTTTCTCATTCAGTTTATCAATAAAATCCTGATAATAAACGTCATGTTGTGTCCAATCGCTTTGCGCTCTTTCTATCCCAGCTTCGTTATCACGCCAATTAGCGGCTGCATTTGCTGCTTGACGAATACCTTTTCCTGTCATCAATGAGGCTTGCGTCCTTCCCTGCAAAGAACTTATCTCATTACCAAATGGTGTTTGACCTTCAATTCTTGGCGCACCAGCGTCCTGCCAATCGTCCCATATCTGATTGGCATCATTAAATCTCTGCTCAGTATCAGGGTCATTCATGTAGTTTTCAAACCACGCCCTCATACTAAAATCATCGCCTAAATCATAATCATCTAACGTGTAGTTACTATTACGATCTAGTAAACCTTGATCCCACTGAAATCCCTGAGTATCCGTAGGAGGAGGCGCACCTTGTGTAAGCGTTGTGCCTATTGCTTCAGATACTGATCCACCTGTCCGTTCTATCTGACTTGGATCACCTGTCATCATGCCACCTGTTGTAATTGGCGTACCTTCAGGAACATTATCAGGAGTTGTATTTAAAGGCTGAAAGGTTGTAGGTGTTCTAGTGTTTGGTAAAGGTTGTGCTTGATTCGGTATTACATAATCATCAGCCGACCTATTGCGTGGATCAGGTATTGGTTCCCATGCCTCTCTAAAACCAAGACCTGCACCATTTGGACTAACAGATAACTTAGCCCTGTAGAATGTACCAAAGCGATCTACTACATCTCCAGGTTCATACGCATTGGCACGACTGTACACAGTAGCATTAAAGGGTACGGTATCCGTAGCTGCTGGTAATACACCATACAACTCTTTAGACAATAATCCCTTAACGGGTGTAAATGTGTTAAGACTCATTAGCCTTTTGCCGTTGCATTAACAACCTCCATTACTGCCATCAATGTGCTGGCTAAACTGCTTATTGCTACACCCATCCACTTTAACCATTTCTGCACCTGATGCCAAACATCCTGCTCTTTTTGTTTTAACGCTCTAGCTTCTGCTGCCCTGACTTTCTTACATTGAGCCTGAAACTTTAACCAATCATCGTAGAGTCCTGCCCTACCACTATAAATCATCCACTCCCGAATCCACTCTTCCTGCTTTCG